GTGTGATTGTTGAATCGTACACCGATTTATTTGGCAAAGAAATGGTGAAAGTAAAGACCGATTCTGGTCAGATTATGGAAGTTGCCAAAGAAGACGTTGTTTACTTTCTACAGGATTAATTTTATGCCTTATAGACTTCATATCGACATTCCTCTGAACATGACAGAGGAAGAGGCGAAGATCGCCTCTATTCAAATTCTAGGACTTCTTGCTGATCACGATGATAAGGCAATTATTCTCAATGCTATTGGTATCGATGAAATCAATTATCGTCTTGGTCATGATGATGATCGTCAGAAGAGCAATTATCTCATGAAGAATGAGAACGGTCATGTAAATAACAAAAAGTCAAAGATTGCTGTTCCAAAAATGGATCAAATTGAGGCGTTGAAAACTCTCGCAAATCTTGATGAAGAGATATAAATTGAGTCAAATCAAATTATTCTTTCAAAAAATACTTTTGATGAATTATCCGGGTGGTTCGGATACACATCAGTATCATATCGAATCAATTTTAAATGAAACTGGATTTAAACGCTCTCTGAGTGTATTTTCTATTTCTTATAAAGAAAGAGATGAAGCACTAGTTACCGGAAATATTAATTTTTTACAAAATAGTGAATATGTATCACAACCATGTGGAACACAAGATAGTCCAGATTTTATAATAAAATATAATGATAAACTATATTTTATTGAATGTAAAAGTTCCAAAGGAACCAAACCAACATATAATGGTGGTATTCCAAAAAAACAATATATTTATATTTTTTCTTCTGAAAAATATAATTCAACAACAATATTCAGGGGTGAAGATATTTTGCCCGATTCCAAAAGAGAATTGTTTGAAAATCTAAGACTAGAAGAAATAGCACTTGTCAAGAAATATCAAAATAATCCTAACTGGAATGATTCTAGAGGATTTGATTATTATCCAAGAGCAATGTATACTCAATCTGGAACTTGGGATAAAACGGATTACTTTAGACACAAAGATCGTAAAGTGTGTGAAGAAAATATTTTAAATTTTTTATGAAAATTAAACCAGTAAATTTTAATATTGATTCTGTTACAATACAGGATATTGAAGATCATAAAAAGATCACGGATATTGAATTGAATCGTGATTTAGATAATCTTCTTTTATTTGATCCATCAACAAATAAAATAAGTTTTGCTGGTAATCCTTTTCTTTATCATTTTCAGATGAAGAATCTGATGAAATGTCATCGTGAAGATGGTAAATCGATTTATGACCTATCTGTAGAAGAATTTAATAATCTCATTGATCAAGCAAAGAAAAAGAACAGAGGGGGAAGAACCGCTGCTGGAAATGTCTATGAATGCTTTAGGATCAACAAGGGATCTGTCGTAATGTTTAAATCTACGACCGCTAAGTATTTGTATAAGAAATACAATGCTACTTCTGTTCTCGACCCAACAGCGGGATGGGGTGGTAGAATGCTTGGTGCCTGGAGTCTTGGAATCAACTATACTGGAATAGATACGAACATTGAAATGATTCCAGCATATAATGATATGATACAGTTTCTTAATAATAAGAACACATTAGTCAAATCAAACATAAATATGATTTGGAAATCATGTCTTGATGTAGATTTTAGTAAACTTGATTATGATTTTGTCTTGACTAGTCCACCATATATTAATCTTGAGGTATATCAACATATGCCTCTGTGGACTTCAGTGGAAGAATTTTATAAACAATTTTTAATTCCTTTATTTGATAAATGTATTTCAAATATTAAAAATAATGGATATGTTTGTTTTAATATTTCTCCAAAAATGTATAAAGACGCATTGAAGTTTGGTATTCCAAAATGTCTTGATGAAGAAAACTTACTTCAACAATTAGGTCAAAAAATGACAAAAAAACAAGATAAAATTTATGTGTGGAAGGCTTGACAAACAATGATGCTTCTGGTATAATAATACCAACGCGCTGCGGGAGGTCTTGGTTATCTCAGCTCGACTTATAATCGAGTAAGACTTGGTTCGAATCCAAGGCAGCGTATTACGCCCTAATAGATTAACTGGCTAAATCCCTGCCCTTTCAAGGCAGTGAGTCGGGGTTCGAGTCCCCGTTAGGGTATTGCGTAGTATCAGTCAGGCCGCGCACTTGGAGGCACACTAGATCTGCTATTCTAGATTGGCAGAATGAGATGAGGGGTTCAAGTCCCCCACTACGCTTTTTATTCTCCGATAGCTCAGTTGGTAGAGCATTGAGCTGTTAACTCAGTTGTCACTGGTTCGAGTCCAGTTCGGGGAGTTGCCATCTTAGCTCAGCGGTAGAGCCATGCTTTTGTAAAGCATAGGTCGTGAGTTCGAATCTCACAGATGGCTTACGGGGTGTAGCACAGCTTGGTAGTGCGCTTGCTTTGGGAGCAAGAAGTCGTTGGTTCAAATCCAGTCACCCCGATTGGAGATATTATGACACTTCCAAATGAATGGTTTATCTCAATGCGTAAGAATCGTGAATTTCTTTTTGATCTTTTGAATCCAAATACGACTCCAAGGGTTCCAAGAGAGGTTCGCAAGAAAGCATCAGAATGCTTAAAGCATTTTCCAATGAAACCAGAGATTGATGATTTGGAAAAGATGTATAATAATTCTCATAAAGACAAAAATGTCATTCTTGCTGAGACAAATAAGGAACTTCAGAGAGTGGCAAATGAGATTATGTTGGCACAGAATTCTCTCAGTAGAATGAGTTCGGCACTTCAGGATTTTGTAAATAAACCTTGATTTCTGCGAACAAGACAACCCCGAAAGGGGTTGTTTTTATAGATATTTTATGCTAAGTATATTTTTACCATCAAGATATTATTTGATAACGAATCTTCGAAGAATGGCATATTGCTGATTATGAAACACCAAGACCCATTTGAAAGACCATGGGATTTTGATGAATGTGTGGGAGCAATTGCGTTTGGGGTTCCCGTAGCACTTTGTAGTTATTCTCTTGGGGCGATTACCGTAGAAATTATACATAGATTAGTTACCCTTATACAAGATGCTTAGTATAACTTTATAAGGATTACAGATGCAGCAAAATTCAAATAATACGGATTATGGAATAGATTTTGGTCTTTTAATGGCAGGATTCTTTGGAGCGTTGATTTTAGCATTAACAACAAAAAATCAAACACCGGGAAAAGCAATAACATCTATTTTAGCAGGGGCAATATGTGCTAATTATTTAACTCCCGTGGCATTAAATTTTATGCCAGATTATATTCAAAATAATGCTAGGTATGGAACAGCATTTGTGATGGGGTTTATTGGATTAAAAGTTCTCGAATTGGTTTATGATTTTATTTCTAAGAAATTCAAGTCAAAAACTGGCGATATAAATATTGACATCAACATGTAACTTGTTACAATGGAGCAGATATGCCAAGAGAAATCAACAGATCAGAATTAATTTTTCTACAAGCAAATAAAGATGGAAGATGCCTTGATATGCTTTTTACTGAAAAAGAAATCTCAAAAGCACTTGCGAGAGCAGAAGATCCAAAAAATTCAGAATTAATTCCAGAAAACTGTTGTACATGTTGGCCTATTGAAAAACCCCCAGAATGTTCTTTCTGGAATCGTATTATGTTTAAGTGTCCAAAATAAAGGAGAATTATTAATGAGTGAAGTGAAAATTGTTCGTCTTACTAGTGGTGAAGAACTTATTGCTAACGTTACAGATAATACAGATACAATTCATCTAAAAGATGCGTCTGTTCTGATTCCATCCCCAGAAGGCAAGCTACTTCTGGCAAAGTGGCTTCCATATGCCAATACCGATAATGGTATAACTCTTGAAAAGAAGCACACCGTATTTGTTATTGATCCTCAAAAGGAACTTGCTGAACACTTTACAACAGTAGTTGTCAATAATTTAGTGATTCCTGGAAAAAAGATCGTAGATCCCACAGCATCCGGTCTAAAACTCACAGTTTAACCCTTGACATGACCATTTAACTATGGTATAATACGGGTATATTCCCGTAGCTCAGTTGGATAGAGCAACGGTTTTCTAAA